CTAGAAGCTGTAATAAATTCTACTGCCGATGCAATTAGATTTTTAACAAGTAACTTTCAAGGTTTAGAAGCATACATGAATCAAAGATATTACAAAGTATTAGTAGATGATTATGAGATAGGAGAAAAAGATGTACAGAATCCAATAGGCCAATCAGATTTAAGTATTGTTCCTGTTATTACTGGTGCTGGTGGAAATACAGGAAAAATATTATTGGGTGCTGTATTAATAGGAGCAGCTTTTATGTCAGGAGGTGTAACTGGAGCAGCATTTTTCAAGGCTGCTACTGTTGAAGGTTCTTTTGCAGCAGCAGGATTTTTAACAAAGGCAGCTATAACCATAGGAGGAGCTTTAGTTGTACAGGGTGTATCGGATATGTTATTCCCATTACCTGAAGATGAAAATTTTAGAAATGAAGAAGATCCAAGAATATCATTTAGTTTTTCTGGAGTACAAAATACTAGCAGGGCTGGAACTAGCCACCCGATTGTTTATGGTGAAATAATAACAGGATCAGTTGTTATTTCTGCTGGTATTGACACTAATCAGGTAGCAGCATGACAGATAAAATTATCAGAGGTTCTGGTGGCCCTCCTCCCACTCCACCATCTCCAACAAGAGCACCTGATACCCTAAACAGTAGACAATTTGCTACGATCCAGGATTTATTATCTGAAGGAGAGATAGAGGGGTTTGCTACTCCATCTAAAGCACAAATAACTAATAAAACATCTACTGAATATAAAAATGCAGCTTTTAAAGATATCTTTTTAAATAATACTCCTATTCTTAATTCAAATGCCAGCAACACAAATCCTGCAACAACAGATTTTAATTTTCAAAATGTAGGTTTTGCATTTAGGGAGGGCACAGGAAATCAACTACATATTCCAGGTATTGAAAGTAGTCAGTCGTTAACGGCTGTAGGAGTAACGGTTACAAACTCTTCTCCTGTAACTCGTCAGATAACAAATACAAATGTTGATGCTGCGAAAATTACAATTACATTTCCGCAATTACAAAGAGCTACAGATGAAGGAGATTTACTTGGCTCTAGTGTCGAATTAAAAGCACAAATACAATATCAAGGTGGCGGATTTAATGATATTTTTTCAGATACTATTACTGGTAGAACTGCTGACGCTTATCAAAAAGAATATCGTGTAAGTTTTGATAGGCAAAAAATAGAACTAGGAACAGCTTTCCCTATAGATATTAGAGTTGTAAGAGTGACAGCAGATAGTACAGGTTCGGATCTTGTTGATGCTTTTACTTGGACAAGTCTTGGTGAAATTGTTGATGATAAGCAGACCTACCTTAATAGTGCTTATACGAATCTAAGAATAGATTCTGAGCAGTTTAGTTCTATACCAAAAAGATCTTTTCGTATTCGTGGTGTAAAAGTAAGAATTCCAGGAGCAGGTGCATCTAATTCTGGTACACCTACTGTTGATTTACAGACAGGTAGAATTATTTACCCAAGTGGCTACATATTTAATGGAACAATGGGTGCTGCTGTTTGGTGTTCATGTCCTGCGATGGTGTTGCTTGATCTTCTCACGACTGAGAGGTACGGATTTGGAACGCATATTACAGATAGTAATTTAGATTTATTTAGTTTTGTAGCAGCTAGTAAATACGCAAATGAACTGGTATCAGATGGATTTGGAGGACAAGAAGCTAGATTTAGTTGCAATGTAAATTTACAGGGATCTATGGATGCTTATAAGTTGATAAACGAATTAGCTGGTGTTATGAGATGTTTTCCTATTTGGTCTGAAGGTTCAGTTACTATTACACAAGATAGACCAACTGATTCTAGTTATTTATTTAGTTTGGCAAACGTAGGTGAAGGTGGATTTTCATACTCTGGCAGCAGTTTAAAGCTAAGACACACTGTAATATCTGTAGGATATTTTAATATGGATAGCAGAGAAATAGATTATGAAGTGGTAGAAGATACTACTGCACAATCAAAGTTAGGAATAGTAAAAAAAGATGTAAGAGCATTTGCTTGTACTTCCCGTGGTCAAGCTCAAAGATTAGGTAAGGCAATATTATTTAGTGAACAGAATGAATCAGAAATTATTAGTTTTACAACATCAATAGATGCTGGTGCAATAGTAAGACCTGGATCTGTGATCTCTGTCAATGATCCTGTTCGTCATGGTGCCAGACGATCTGGAAGAATTAAAGCTGCTTCTACAACTCAAATTACTGTAGATAACACAGCAGATCTAGATACTTTTGGTGGTGCAAATCAAAAATGCAGCGTAATATTACCCGATGGAACAGTAGAAACTAAAAATATAACTGGAAGTGTAGGCAATATAATTACATTAGATTCATCTTCTCCTTTATCTGCAACACCAAACGTAAATAGTATATGGTATGTGCAAAGTGATCGAATTGAGCCTGATGAAAGGCCAAAAACATTTAGAGTAATAACTGTTGAAGAACAAGATGGTATTAATTATACGATTACTGCATTAACTTATATTAATGAAAAGTATGCAAATATTGAACAAGGTATTTCTTTACCGCCTAGAGGTGTTTCATTACTTAATACCGTAAAAAGTCCTCCATCAAACTTACAGGCATCCGAAAGAATTGTAGTAATAAATAATTTAGCTGTAACTAAATTAATTTTATCTTGGGTGTCTGTAACAGGAGTAAGTCAGTATCTTGTTCAATACAGATTCAACAATACAAACTGGGTAAGTGAAATTGTATTTAGACCTGATTTTGAAATATTAAATACAGAAGCAGGAACTTATGAATTTAAAGTTTTTTCTTACAATGCTGCATTAGTTTTATCAACAACTTCATCTGATTTAACCTTTAATGCAGTAGGTAAAACTGAAGCTCCTAGCGATGTTCAAAATTTAACAATGGAGCCTGTTAACAATAAATTAATCAGACTAAGATGGACAGAATCTACTGATCCTGATGTTATTCATGGAGGTAAAGTTTATGTGCGTCATAGTAATAAAACTGATGGCACTGGCACGTTCCAAAACTCTATTGACCTAATTGAGGCTCTTGCAGGAAATACTACAGAAGCAGTGGTCCCTAGTCTTGATGGAGAATACATTCTTAAATTTCGTGACGATCAAGGAAACTTCAGTACTGGAGAGACTTCTGTAATATTAGATTTACCTGATTTAATAGATAGTCAACAGATTTTATCAGACAGAGAAGATACAGATTCTACACCTTTTGGTGGAACTAAAACTAATGTTGCGGTATCAGCAGGAGCTTTGCAGTTAACTGATCCATCTGCCAATCTTACAGGCACTTATGATTTTGCAACTACTTTAGATTTAGGTGCTGTATTTTCTTTAAATCTTCAACGAGTAGTTCAAAGTATAGGATTTACTGTTGGTGCAGCAAATACAATAGACGGCTTAATTCCTGCTGGTACTTTTTGGGATGATTATGCACAGAATGGTAATTTTGATGGTCCTGCTATCAACGATGTTAGTGCGTCTATGGCTGTAAGAACTACGGAAGATAATCCTTCATCGGGTTCTCCTACATATACACAATTTAATACTTTTGCAAATGGAACATTTAAGGGTAGAGGGTTTCAGTTTAGAACAACTTTAAAATCCGAAAGTGTTGCTCATAATATTTCTATCCAGCAACTTGGTATAACTGCTGCATTTGAATCAAGAACTGAAAGAAGTTATGTAAGTGGAGGAACCACATCTACTGCACCTTTATCCTCTGGTACTTCTTCATCAGGGTTAGACGTAACTTTTGCAAAACCATTTTTTACGGGAACTTCTAGTCTTGGAGGAGTAAATGCTTTCTTACCTTCTGTTGGTATTACAATTCAAGGAGCAAATGCAGGAGAATTTTTTGTATTATCTAATGTATCTGGCACAGGGTTTAACATAAAAATATTAGATGCTAATAATAGTAATGCCCCAGTAAACAAACAATTTACATTTCAAGCTGTTGGATATGGCAAAGGGGTGTAATATGGAGGAAAAGATTTATTAAATGGCACAGGTCGGTAATAAAAACATAGATAATGCCTCTGGTCAGGTAGTAAGACTAGATATTCAAAATACTATAGGAGCAGTAGCATCAAATAATTTTGGCCCTAAAGCATCTGCTGGTGAAATACAGCCAGCCGAACTTGTTGCTGATAGTTCCACGACACCGAAAAAACTATTAATAAGATCAACAAGCGGTAGTAGTGCTGCTGCCAGTGCAACATTTTTTGAAGTAGGAAATTTAGACGAAGCGAATTTAGGATTGTTGCTAAAAAGTGGCGGTACGATGACAGGTCAGCTATTGGCTGATGATAGTTCTGGAGCAGGAAGTCCAGCGTATGCGTTTGATACTGATACCGATACAGGAATGTTTAGATCAGGAGCTAATATTATCGGATTTTCTACTTCTGGAACAACAAGAGTTTCTATTAGTGATGCTGGTTTGGATATGACAAACGCATTGCCAATAAGATTTCAAGATTCGAGTGGTGCTCCTTTTGTAGCATTAAAAGCACCTACCTCTGTTAGTAATAATGTAACTTTTACTTTGCCTGGAGCAGATGGTACATCTGGTCAGATGTTACAGACTAATGGTTCTGGAGCATTATCATTTACGACAATACAAGGTGTACCTAGAGGTTCTGTTTTTTGCATAGCTCATACATCTATCCCATCTGGTTATTTAGAATGTAATGGTGATGCTCTTCCAAATGGAACAGGTACAGTTCAAGGAATTACAGCAGATTTCTCAGAATTACGAGCATTAGTAGGTGCAAATTTACCTGATTTAAGAGGTGAATTTATAAGAGGTTTTGATAATGGAAAGGGAACTGACAGTGGAAGAACTATGCTCAGTTCACAGTCAGATCAAAATAAACAACACAACCACTCAGCAGTAACATCAATTTCAGATCCAGGTCACTTTCACCATTCCTTTAGGTCAGGAAATGCTGGAGAGCGTCAACATAATAGTAATTTAAGTAGTACAAACTTCCCTTCATCTGGTACTGGTGCTGGTAACAAAAATGAAGCATATAATATAGTCGCTCGTGGAGATGAAGCAAATGTAGGTAAGACTTCAAATGAAAATACTGGTGTTAATGCTGGCACAACAATCGCAAATGATGGAGGTGGCGAATCAAGACCCCGTAACATAGCTATGATGTACATTATTAAGTTTTAATTATGGCAATCGAACCTGGCATATACAACTTCACACTCCAACGGAGGTCGGATCATACAATTCCGCTTGTTTTTAAGGACTCTAATAATAATGCTATAAATCTTACTGGATTTACTGTAGCTGCCCAGGTTTGGGAAGAAACACGCACCACAAAGTATGCAGATTTTTCTGTTACTTACACTGACAGATCTGCTGGATCCGTAAGTATTACTCTTACTGATACACAAACTGCTACATTTACTCCTGACCTTTTAAAATACGATGTCTTATTAATTGATGGAGCAGGGTCGAAACAATATTATTTAGAGGGTACAATATTTGTAAGCGAGGGCTACACTTCAACATGAGTTCAGTTAACATCACAACCGAAAGAAATACCGTTACGGTTAATGGTGATACCAATGTTGTTACGGTAGCAACTAGAGGTCCGCAAGGTCCTCAATTTAGTAGCACCAATTCACTACTGGTTGATAACAATAAAGTAAACAACTCCGTAGTGTATTTTGACCAAAGTAGTGGTACATTTAAAGCAGATCAAACTCGCACCGTTGAAAATCTTGTAGACGGAGGAAACTTCTAACATGGCAAACACCTTAAGAATTAAAAGATCTACTGGATCGTCAGCACCTACTTCACTAGCCAACGCAGAACTAGCGTTTACAGAAGGAACAGAAACCCTGTTTATTGGTAAAGGAACTGGTGGTGCTGGAGGGTCAGCAACAAGCATTATAAAAATTGGTGGTAAAGGTGGTTTCTTTGATAAAGATACAGTTCAAAATGCCAATAAAGTTTTATCAGGTCCGACTACAGGAAGTGATGCTGCACCTACATTTAGAGCTTTAGTTTCAGATGATATACCTTCTATAGCTCATACAAAGATTAGTGATTTTGATACAGGAGTTAGAACAAATAGATTGGATCAGATGGCTGCTCCAACTGGTGCAGTTTCATTAAACTCTCAGAAGATAACAGGATTAGCAGATCCTACTGCTGATGCTGATGCTGCAAATAAAGGATATGTAGATGGAGTTGCACAGGGATTAGATGTAAAAGATTCTGTGGTCGCTACAACTACTGCGAATGGCACACTATCTACTGCATTTGCTAATGGTCAATCCATTGATGGTGTAACGCTCCAAACTGGAGATCGAATATTAATTAAGAACCAAACCACAGCATCACAGAATGGTATTTATAACGTAAACGCATCTGGAGCACCATCAAGAGCTACAGATATGGCTACAGGTGCTAACGCTGCTGGTGCTTTCGTTTTTGTAGAGCAGGGAACAGTTAACGCAGAAAATGGATTTACCTGTACATCTGATACTGGATCTGCTGTTGTTGGAACGAATAACCTAACATTTGCACAATTCTCTGGTGCTGGTCAGATAATAGCTGGTGCTGGTATTGCTAAATCTGGTAATGAAATATTTGTTGCTCGCAAGGCAAATGGTGGACTTACTATCGAATCAGGCAATTTAGCTGTAAAGCTAGACGCAACTTCAATTACTGGAACGCTTGCCATAGGAGATGGTGGAACAGGTGCTACAACTGCTTCAGCAGCCCTTACAGCACTTGGTCTATCTAACTATGCAAAGACATTAATAGATGATGCTGACGCTGCTGCTGCCCGTACAACTTTAGGTCTTGGCAGTATTGCTACCCAGGCTGCCAACTCTGTTGCAATAACAGGTGGTTCGATCACAAACCTAACAACATTTGATGGTATAACCATAGACGGTGGTAGCTATTAATCTGAAGGAGGTTATAGCTCATGGCTAATGTAATCAAACATAAAAGAAATTCTGGTAGCGATCCAAGTGCAAGTAACCTTGTTGTAGGTGAATTAGCGATAAGAACTGATAATGGTAAGTTGTTTACCAAAATGGACAGTGGAGCTATTGCTGAAATAGCTGGTGGTGGTAGTGATATTGCAATAAATACACTTAGCTCATCTTCTGCAACAGGCGGTGGCAGTGCAACATTTAACGGATCTGCTTATAGATTTACTCTTAGTTCTCCTCCTTCTGTATCTGCTGCACAGTTATTAGTCAGTGTAAATGGTGTCATACAGAAGCCAGTAACAGGAACAGGTCAGCCAAGCGAAGGATTCAGTGTTTCTGGTAACGATATTATTTTTGGTGACGCTCCAGCAACAGGAGCAGACTTTTTTATACTTACATTTAGAAGTCTTGGAGTAAGTGAACCAGCAGATAACAGTGTTACAAGTGCAAAGATTGTAGATGGAACTATTGTTGGAACGGATTTAGCTACAAATATTGACTTAGTTGACAATCAAAAAATTAGATTTGGTACAGGTAATGATTTAGAGATATTTCATGATGGCTCAATAAACTATATTGATTCAAAAGGTACACAGTTGCGTATTGAAACAAATGTTTTAAGACTTAGAAGTGATAGTGGTGAGACATTTCTAGCAGCAGATGCAAACGGAGCAGTAGAGTTATATCACGACAATGTTAAGCGTTTTGAGACAGATTCAACTGGAGTAAGAGTTGTCGCACCAGAAGGTGAACAAGCAATTCTTAGATTAATAGGTGACGAAGGTGATGATAATAATGATTATTTTAGACTTAATGCTGGTGCTGGCACATTAAAAATACAAGACGCTTCAAATGGTAGTAGTTGGGAAGATAATATCGTTATCAATGCTGCTGGTAGCGTAGAGCTATATTATAACAACAGTAAAAAATTTGAGACACTATCAGATGGAGTTAAATTTAATGGAATACTTCATTGGGATATAAATAATTCTGGTAGAGCTATTGAACTGCTTGATAATCAAAAGATATTTTTAGGAGATGGAACAGACCTACAAATTTTTCACGATGGAAACCAATCAATAATTAGAGATACTGGTACAGGAAGTTTAATGCTTCAAGGAAGTCAAGTTATAATGGAAAGTGCTGATGGTGGAGAAGTTTTAGCGAAATTTATTGATGACGGAGCAGTAGAACTTTATCACAATAACAGTAAAAAGTTTGAGACAACAAGTGATGGAGGTAAAATAACAGGTGAATTAGATGTTTTTAAATCTGGAGTTGGAGATGTATTTCATGTTCAAGGTAACGGAACTGGTGCAGTTGTAGCAAAAATAGAAAATGCTTATAACTCTGATAACGATAGATTTGCAATACTAGAACTTAAATCTGGTAAAGGTTCAATAAGATTTAACTCTAATAGCGATAGTAATGAAGGTGCTATAACTTACGAAATGGCTACTAATGCCATGATTTTTGGTACTAATAACGCAACGGAACGTATGCGTATAGATTCGTCTGGGAATGTAGGTATAGATACAACAAGTCCACAACAAGATATTCATATTGGTGCAAGTGGAGGTGACGTTGCAAAAGCAATAAGAATTGATGGAACTAATAATACATCTGGAGGTGAAGTTCATAGATTTGTTATAGAAAATTATGGCCCTTCTGCATTAGTTCGTTTTAAGGTAAGTGCTGCTAATGCTACGGAAGAAAACATATTGACTATGCACTCTATTAATAAAAATATTTTTATACACAGCCAAAATTCAAGCGGTAGCAATGGAAGAATTTATACAAACAGAGCAAATGCCAATGTTACAACATTAGAAGTAAATCAAAATGCTGGAAGTGGTACGGAAATGATTACGTTCCGTAATAGTGGATCACAATTAGGAACTATTCATCAAAGTGGTAGTGGTGTAAGTTATCAAAGTCAATCTGATTACAGGTTAAAAGAAAATGATGTTGTTATATCAGATGGAATAACAAGACTTAAACAATTAAGACCTATAAGATTTAATTGGAAAGTAGATACAGAAACAGTTGTTGATGGATTTTTTGCACATGAAGTTTCTGCTGTTGTACCAGAAGCAGTAAGAGGTAACAAAGATGAAGTATTTGATACTGATGGAGTTGGTACACAGAAAAAAGGTGATCCAAAGTATCAACAATTAGATCAAAGTAAACTTATTCCATTACTTACTGCTGCGTTACAAGAAGCAATCGGTAGAATAGAAGCATTGGAGGCTAAGTAGATGGCACTTACACAGGTCAGCACTGACGGTATAAAGAACGGCACTATCACTGGATCGGACCTTGCCACCAACGTAGACTTGGTTGACAACCAAAAGCTAAGAATTGGTACAGGTAATGATCTGCAAATCTATCATGATGGAAGCCATAGTTATATAGAAGATGCTGGAACTGGCGAATTACGATTAAAATCTAACTTAATAAGATTTCAAGGTAGTAATGGTGAACCTTTAGCTATTTTTGAAGAGGATAGTGCCGTTGCTTTATATTTTGATAATTCAATAAAATTTAATACAAATGCTCTTGGTGTTAGATTTATTGGGCATTTAAGAGGAATTGATAATGAAAAAATACAACTTGGTGCTAGTCAAGATTTACAACTTTATCACGATGGAAACCATAGTAGGATTGTTGACAGTGGTACAGGTGATTTAAAACTACAAACTGATTTTTTATCAATAGTTAATCCTGGTAATACTGAAACTATGGCTAAATTTATAGAGAACGGAGCCGTAGAGTTATATCACAACAACAGTAAAAAGTTCGAGACAACAAGTGGTGGGATAGAAGTTAGTGGAGGAGCTAATTTTACGTCAGGAAATATATCATTATTAGATAATTCAAAAATAAAACTTGGAACTGGTGATGACCTACAAATTTATCACAATGGTACTCACTCTATAGTACAGGATAGTGGAACTGGTAAATTACTTTTAGGTGGAGATATTGTTGAAATAACTAATGCTGCTATTAATGAAGTTTGTTTAAGAGCTACAGAAAATGGTGCTGTAGAGTTGATGCACAACGACAGTAAAAAATTTGAGACTGCAAGTAATGGTGGTAAAATTACTGGTTCTTTAGAAATTGAGGGTGGTACTGCACAAGGTAATCATGATGCTACTTTATATGTTACCGCAGACAATAACAATGACTGGGGTATTATAGTTGATGCTGGTACTGGTAGTTCAGGTAAGTCAGAATATGGTTTAAAAGTTGTAGCTACATCTGGTTCTACATACGCTCTTATGGTTGGGCAAGTATCAGGTAATTCTCATGTACCATCTTTTCTAGTAAACGCTGACGGTGATATAACTAAAGTAGGTGATATTACACCAAGAGGTGATAGTAGTTTTGACTTAGGTACGACATCAATACGTTGGAGAAACATATATGCTGATACATTATATGGTGACGGCTCAAACTTAACAGGTGTTACCTCTGTAGGTGGTTCAGCAGGGGTCGATTTTAATGATAATGTAAAAGTTAGATTTGGAAATAGTAATGATCTTGCTATATACCATGACGGCAGCAACAGCTACATTCAAGATAGTGGTACTGGAAATTTAATAATACAAGCTACAGATTTCAGAGTATCAGGTTATAACACAGGCGAGAATATTATAAAGGGTAATGAAAATGGAGCAGTAGAGTTATATCACAACAACGCACTTAAAATTAAAACACAAAGTTTTGGAGCAGATATTTTTGGACTATTGCAAATACAAGGTAACTGTATTCCTGATGCTAATAACTCTCACGATTTAGGCACATCATCTGCTCGCTGGAGAAACATCTACACCAACGACCTTAATTTATCTAACGAGGGTGGATCAAATGACGTTGACGGAACTTGGGGAAGTTATACTATACAAGAAGGTGCGGAGTCGCTTTACTTAATTAACAAACGTAATGGCAAAAAGTACAAGTTTAACCTTACGGAGGTGTCATAATGGGAATTAATTATGATAATGGCATAACAGATAGTGCAGGGGGTTTTACCCATCCTGACCAACTAAAAGGTGCTGGACTTCCTTCTGGAGTGTATAAAATGAATACACCTGATGGCGGTGTACAAGATGCTTACTTCTTAAATTGTACTGGAACAAGTCAAGGTGGAGATCAAGGTTGGGTTCTTGTTGCTAGATGGCCCGCACCTTTAAATGGTAATGCAAGTTTAAAGGCAAACTTATCTTCTGTAAGAGGAATGGCTGATGTTTCTAGAACTGGAACGGCTAGATGGTCTGCTGATTGGGGTAGTTTGGCTATAAAAGAATTTAGAATAATAACTTATAGTTCGAGTGATGGTAGCAATATTCTAGGAACTAGAGGTTGTGATTGGATTTATCGAATTGAAGGTCCAGGTATGTACAATGGCGAAAAGTCATGTGATACCAGATTATATAACTGGATTAGCAATAACTCACATGACGATCCAGGAATTGACGCAACAGTAGCTTTAGAAAATAGGGCTGTATCTGGAGATAAAGCTGGTTTTCATATTTATGGTGCTAGAGATGGATTTGGAAACTGGACTAATGCTAATTTAAAAGAAATAAGACAAGCTGACTATGCTGATAATAGAAGTAGGATTAAACGTACTGGTTTTATGGTTCCCACTTCAAATATGTGGTGTATGTACACTCAAGAAGATGGTACACAAGAACCTAAAGATGCTAAATGGACTGTAAGTAGTACTGATTCTGACTGTGGACAAGACGTAGATCAAGATGGAAAAGTTGGGTATGATGATGCTCAATTTGGTCATTACTATAGTCCAGGTACAAATCGTTCTGATAATGATAATACTGTTAGTTTTGCTATAAATGATTTTTGTTGTACAGCTTGGATTAGATAATGGAAATAAAAATTAGACCACAATGTAATATAGGCGATGCGATTCGTGCTTTAATACCTAATTACGATGAATTAGATCCAAATGTTAGTTGGAGTTACAACGCTATAACGAATGATTATGATACTTTAACTTGGGAGAGTTCTGTTATTACAAAACCAACCAAAACAGAAATTGAAACTAAATTAGCTGAGTTGAATTTAGAAAACAAAAAGAACATAATAAGAAACAAACGTAATAAATTATTAGCAGAAACAGATTGGATGGCTAATTCTGACGTAACAATGTCAAATGATTGGAAAACTTATAGACAGGCGTTAAGAGATCTACCATCTACAACTGACGTTGATAATCCTGTATATCCGACACCGCCATCTTAATGATTAGGTGTGTTATAGATAATGCTCTACCACCAGAAGAATATAGAACATTAGAATATATAGTTCATGGAAATGAAATAGATTGGAAACTACATAATGGCACTGTTGGAACGCCTATAAATTCTGGTGATTGGCGATTTACACATATTGTTTATCATCAACGAGCAGAGTTAAATACAAAATATAAATTTAACTTTATGCCTATATTTAATTATTTAAAGATAGCTTCATTAATATCTTGCAAACTAAACTGTGATGTTTATACAGTCAAACCAGAACAAAGACCCTGGCATACAGATCAAGGTTTTCATACTGATTGTACATTTACGTCAATTTTTTACTTCAATGACTGTGATGGTAAAACTATATTTAAAGATGGATTTAGTGTTGAATCAAGACGAAATAGAATGTTGATTTTTAATTCTGAATTAGAACACGCTGGAGTTACACAAACTAATGCTCCTAGAAGATATGTATTAAACACAAATTTTATTGCAGATCCTAATAACTACCAAACATCCAGTTAAGGGGTTGTAACTCAATATTTTCTTGTGGAAATCTAAGCCAGCCAGTTGCTATATATTTTGTTTTAGTCTTACTTATTATCCCACGATGGCAATGAGTCCAATAAGAAGGCCATACAACTAATCTTCCTTCTTTTGCTTCTAAAGATAAATCATAATTATCAAAATATGTACCGCCATCATCTACATTGTTTAAATAAAACATCCAAGCCCCAATTCGTAATGATGCTCTTTGGTTCATTACTTCACAATGTACTTTTTTAAAGCCTTGATTTGGATAATATTTTTGTAAATTATATCTTTCATGTAATCTCCAGCTAGATATTAATTCTATTTGTGGGTGTGTACGTTTATATTTACCTAAAAATTTAAAAAGACTATCAATAATAATTTTGTTAATTTTTTTGTAAGTATCCATGTGCTTTGGATCTAGGTGATCAGGTTTTTTATTGTCAATATCCATTGGAATATCCCATGACTCTTTATCCTCTTTGCACACTACAGCCCCTTTACCTTTGTTTACTGCTCCTTCAATCAACACTCCATCTTTATTCATAAAATCTATAACATACTTACATTCCTCAGTTGTTAATGCGTTATCGTAGACTTCAATAAAATTTTTCATATATCTATATTGGTTGAATTTTATATATATTAATTGTATATTATAGTAATACAATATCAATCTAATGGCAGTCGATCCACAAGAAAAATTAGAAGCTCTAAACTCTGAGCTACAGCAGATAGTAAACAATTATAACCAAGCTACTCAAGTAGTAGAAAACTGCAAACAAAAGATATTTGAACTTAAAGGAGCTATAGCTGCTGTTGAA